ACTGAGCCTTTGCAATACTGGATGATATAGTGCATCATGTAAGGCCCGATGTGTCCTTAGTGATCCGGTAGACATAAGTCAATGGATCAATGCGCTTGTGTAGTGAGAGCAGATGTTCTGCCCGTTGTTTGGTGTGGTAGTTGCGGGATCCTGCAAAGGTCCAACCATTGGCTGTGCCTCGGTAGGTCTCGATGCAATAGGTGATCATAAGGTTGCTAGTGCAAAGGATAACGGCCAGCTGATCGGCTGACCTATGCCAATGATGATCGATAGCGCTCGCTAGTGCAAGGCACGTTAACAACTCTTAACAATTACCCCGGTTTGCGGACAGATGCCTAGGTTTTTAGATGAGTCTCACTAGTCTCACTATGAGACAGCAGTCACACCAAGGCTAGTGCACCAGTACTACTATTTGGTTGAATGTCGCTAGAACAGTGATCTAGTACCGCCTAAATGTTACTCAACTGGTCAACATATGCCACTAATTGATACCGGCATGGGGGGTGTTGCGCCCTTGGCCCCTCGATATACCCCTTCAGAAAATTATGTCAAAATTTAAAGGGGGTACATCTACAACGGTCTACAAGGTCTACTAATGAGACTCTACCTCATCAATATACCAGGGAGCAGTTAACCGCATCTCAGGGAGGCTTGTAGACGACTCTGAAGGCTTTTCTGTGTACACAGGAGACACAGGAGTTACTATCTCTATGGTTTCATAGTCCTTGATGGCCCGGTTAACCTCGGTCACCGTCTTCACCTGAATGTACCACTGCTCGATCCCACAAAGGAGACCAAGCAACAGGTAGTCCACCCAGGGTACACCCCGACTTAATGTCTTATAAAGGGCTTTAAACTCATTCAGCTTAAGTTCCTGGTCCACATTGAGGTACTAACGATAGGAAGGTAGGTATAAAGCAGGTCACGTACGCCATTTGCGATTAGCGAATGCTCCCGTTGGGTGCCATTGCTAGTCCTGAGGTCACAGTAATGAAGCCAAGACCTAATGGTTCCATTCATGTAGAGCCTTGACGGGGATGCCATAGGTAAGACATCACGGGCACACTCCTTTGCTACCCCATTAGACACCAGTTCTCTGTATAGGTCTTCTGATTCAGCAAACAGTTGGGAAATCCTACGGTGATAGAACTCACGTTTATCAGCTTGTAGGTCATCCTTTGAGTTCTGTCTATTGGTTAGGTCTTGTGTTCTCAGTGCTGGCATGACTGGTGAACCTAGACCACTGGAGACATCAGCATACCGTTGGGAGAACTCTTGGAAACTAAAGCTACGGTGCCTTAGAAGCTGTGCTGCTACTGCTCGTGTAGTATTAATTTCAACACACATGTTCACCATTTCAAAGGGTGACCAATGGTTATGTTGGATCAGGTATTTAATTAGTTTAGCACTGGTCTCAGTGTTGGACTGATTAGAAGGATTTGAGACTCTAGCCATGTAGCTAATAAGTTCTTCTGCATCAGGTGTTATGTGTACAAGTGAAGCGGTGTGCATTAATGGGTGTAGTTAAGTGGTATTAGTGTGGCACTTATGCTAAGTAATACTAGGTAATACTTGTTAACTTAGTTAGCTTGCAATAATAACTAATTAGTTAATTTATTAGAAGTTACCTTTAAGAAGTAACCTCTAATTGTGTCTTATTGTTAGTTATTAAGGTTAACTTAAGTTAACTATAGTATACCTAAGGATTGACTTGTCTTTGTTAGAAGGCGAGTCAATCCCTTTTTTGTCGGTTCTAGCTATGCCAGTTCCTGTACACATCCGTCCTTGCGAAACCCGTTGGTATGACTAGAGTTGTACCCACCTTGTCTTATTGCGTCCAGGGGCCCCTCCACGGGCCTTCTGACGCTGTTGTAGGTCCATACCAAGGACCATATGGTTAGCAGCGCCTTGGGGGTCATCTAGCCAGCTATCCAAGATGTCTTGCCAGTCTTCTTGACGTTTGGTTTTAACAGCTTCATAGGCTGAGATTCCCATGGCATCTGTAAAGTACTTAACGCCTTGAGCAAGAGAGTCCAATCTGTCGTCGTGTTTAACAGCACCTTTTTCACGACACATGCGGGACATCTGGTAAAACAGCATGTAAAGCAGCCGGTCTTCTGGAGCAGCATCTTTATTTGAGTTGTAATCCCATTCGACCACCTGTCTATCAATGATAAGGCGGTGTTGGTTCATGACCGGCTCCAAAGCATCAATGATACGGTCTTCTTTACGGACATTGGCACGGACTTCTTCTACGTCAATGGCTTGTTTGGTTTGTTGGAGGTGTTTCTTAAACAGTTCTGCAACGATGCCGTCACCGAAGTTGGTTTCAATAAGGAGTTTTGAAACATTGAAACGTTTACACCCACGAAGAATGTCAAGAAGTGTGTTATCGCTATACCCATCGCGATACGCTCGTACTTGGTGAACGTAGAGAAACCCATTCTTTTGACTGATATAGGTAGCTACCGTCTCATCGGTACCTCGACCTGAGGGGTCAATAGAGCAGATTGTTTCTTGGTAATTACTCCAGTCACCTTGAAGTTGCATTGGTGAGTAGAAATAATCACCAGGTAGCCCAACTGTGGGTAAATCTCGCAGGATATTACGTGGATCAGAACACCAAACCACCGCATCAGGAGCTTGAGTTGGGTTAACCGAGGTCACCACAAGGTCAGAGTATTTAAGTGGGAACTTCTCAGCATCACTGAGGGTTGTATCCAACATGAATTGCAGCATGAAGTTACTGCGACCCATAGCAGCTTCCCGCTCTAGGAGGTCATCACTGGAGAAACGATCAGGGTCTGTGACTTTCCAGGCATCAACGCCTTGATCGATGTCTTCTTGTAGTTGTGGTGCTAAGAGACCTTCGTAGTTAGCAAGGGATTTAGGGTAACGTGCTGGCCAAACAAAGGGTCTGTAGTTACGTTCAGCTAGTTTGCGGTAGATCGTGAAGGTAGTTTGAGGTGTCCCAAGGTACATGATCCTTGAGTCTTTCTTTGGTGTGAGAATTGATTCAGCTTCTGTACAGAGTTGAAGGAGTTTCTCACGCATCATCTCCGTCATGGAGTTACCTGGGACTTCGATGTCATCCAGAATCATGAGGTCAGCACGAGAACCCGTTAACTGACCGGTAATACCAACGGATTTAACTGATGGAGCCTGGTGTGGTGAACAGTTAACGTCAAAACTAATACGAGACCAACGAGAGTCATCAGCTTTTGGTCTTAGGTGGGCCAGCCAAGGTGTCTCAATGATTAGCTTCTGAAGAAAAATGGACATGTTATCTGCACGTTCCTTAGAAGCTGAGATGATCATGATCTTCTTTTCGTTGTTATTGAAAAGAGTCCACAAAACAAAGGCTCCCGTGATCCAAGATTTACCTACACCACGGAATGCTTGGATCTGTAAGCGTTTAGGGCCATGTTGAAGGTAGTCAGCAATTGAATATTGAGCACGGGTTGGGGAGGGAAGCTCAAGTTGCTGCCACAACGCTTGGAGAAATAGCTTAAAATCGCCCTTTAAGGCCTGTAAAGTATCGCTCATAGGGGAATATATAGAAAGACCCCCAGAGGCCTCTTGTAGGGGCTCCTAGGGGTCAATTAGAGAACATTAGTGTGCGTTAGCAGGTACTAAGCGTTGCGCTTCTTCTTAATCTTTAGCATATCAGAAACCTTTTTTTGGTTATAAGCCAAATCTTGGTTACCTGTAGGCCGTGGTGCAACTGATTCAGCAATTGCTTGAAGGCCAACGCTCTTAGCTCCACCCAAAGCTGAAGCAATTGGTCCCATTTGATTACGGAGCATCTGTTGAGACTTAGCTAGGTTGGCAGCAGCTGTAGGTTTAGGGCGAGGTTGTTTAGCAACGGGGCTATTACCTGTCATTGGTGCTGTCTGAGCTGAGAGTCGGTTGATCTTTGCATCACGACTGTTACCGCCAGTAGCACGGATGGTGTTAGTAGTACCTACCGTAGGCTTTGGCACCTTAGGAAGCATGACTTGTTGCTTACCTTGACCAGTGGTTACCTTGGCTGAACCAGGGGTAACACCTTCTCCACTTTTGGAAACCGTAGCTTTTGAGACTGCTTGACGGTTAGCCCGGTAAGGATCTTGTCCTTGACGAACAGGTTTTGTGGATTTACGAGAACCACGATTACTTGATGAAGTTACTTTAGCCATTTTTCTTGTATGAAGCTGGATTAAATGTCACATTGCTTAGTTTCTTGCGCCGTTCTTCAGCGTCAGTCATTGCAATGGTTTGTTTAGGCTTAAATCCTGAATCTTGGTTTGACTTATTAGACAAACTTGGAAGCTTCGATGCTTGGTCTTTAGCCTCACGTTCTTTCATCATGTCTCGCAGACTTGGTCCATCACCAACCTTGCGATCAAGGAGTGGGTTATTGGACTTGGAGGTGCCACGATTAGGGTTAAAGTCGTCGTACTTGCGGACACCAGTGCCAGAAGCAACCTGACCTTGCTTGGTAGAAGCTGTCTCAGGTTTGTTGTTACTACGTGGTTTAACAGCAGAGGGCATTGCTGTTTGAGTAGATGTCCGACGTACTGGAGCTTGGTTACCGTTGGTAGCTGTCGGACGGTTAGGCTTAGTTGAAGAGGCTGCTGGAAGTTTGGGAGCGCTAGGAGCTTTAGCTACAGAACCCTGACCAACACTCTTGGATGGTGCCCATTTGTAACCGTCCCACGCAACAGGCTTACCATTTCTGACAGCCTGCTGTCCTACAGAACGACCCTTAACACTTGATGCAAGGTTGTTTTTAGGAGTAGGGGGTCCATATGATCCAGGTTTAGGATCACTTTTATTAGGCTTACTTTTGAATGGGCTCCAAGCAGCTGTACCTGGATCT